TGTACGGCATTGGTAACGACCAAGACAAACACACGTTGGCGATGCTTGCAGACCACATTGATGTTTACGTGAAATGTACTGACGCAATTAAAAAGGGCGGCATCATTTCCAAATTTAATGGTGGGTCGACCGTGGGTCCCAACCCTTATTTGTCGGTGCGGAATAAAACTATGACACTGATTATCCAGTTGATGAACGAATTGGGATTAACCCCGCGCAGTCGTTTGTCTGCCGGCAAAACCGAGGACGACAGCCCCGTTGCTCAATTCCTTAAAGGTCCATTTGCCAAATGAATTACCAAGACGGCGTTGCCTATGCGCACGCAGTATCCAAAGGCGAAGTAAACGTTTGCAACGACGTACGCCTCGCGTGTCAGCGATTCATCAACCAACTGGAAAACAAAGAATGGGAATGGGTATTTGACAGTCGCGCACCCGACCACGTGTTGCAATTTGCGGCAACGTTGCGTCACACCAAAGGACCACAAGCGGGCGATTCTGTAGTATTAGAGCCTTTCCAAATTTTGCTGATTTGTGCCATTTACGGGTTTAGAAGCAAAAAAGATATTTCCAAACGCATGGTCACCGATGTGATTTTGTTCATTCCAAGAAAGGCTGGAAAATCGACGCTAACGGCTGTTTTAACGCTTTATGAACTTTTATTTGGCGAAGCGGGTCCTGAGGTGTTTACGCTTGCCACAAATCGGGAACAAGCAACAATTGTGTTTGATGCCGCCAAAGGCTTTATTGAATCCATGCCACGCGAATTGGCAGAATTGTTTAACCCCAGTAAATACACGATTGGCAAAAAAGGCGACACGCAATCAATGTTCAAAGCGTTGAGCCGCGACACCAAAAAATCAGGCGACGGAAAGAACCCGTCCACGGTTGTTGTTGATGAAGCCGCCCAAATTACCGACCGAAACGCCATCGAGGTGTTGCACTCGGGCATGGTGGCTAGACAAAATCCACTCAGGGTGTATATTACAACCGCCTCGTTCACGAAGGACACCAAGTTTTATGAGGACTTGTCCATGTATCAATCAATGCTTCGTGGCGAGGCGACTGATAACCCGCGATGGTTTGGGTTGATGTACGGGCTTGATTTAGGCGACGATTGGCGCGACCCCGTTAATTGGGCAAAAGCAAACCCAATGCATGGCATATCCGTGTTTGAGGACGCAATTGCCGCACGCGCAGAAGAAGCCAAACACAAACCAGCCGCATTAAACGAATTCCTTTGTAAAACGTTAAACGTGTGGGTGTCTGCAAATGCCGCATGGTTGGACAGGCAATATTGGGATGCACCCGAATGTATTATTGTTGAACCACGCAAAGAACCCGAAGCGGTGTTTATTGGGTTTGACTTGGCGGCTACGCGAGATTTAAACGCCGTGTGTACGTTAAAGCGTTTTAGCGAATTTGATTACGAGGCCGAGTGGCAATTCTTTTTACCCGAGCAAAGCCTATCATTTATTCCAAAACACTATTTGGACATTTTCCAAGTTGCAATTGCCAGCGGTATTTTAAAATTAACAGAAGGAAACGTGATGGATGACCGCGAGATTAGCGATTACATCATCAATCAGCAATGCCAAAAATACAATGTCAAAGAAGTTGGGTATGACGCGTATAACGCCGCCAGTTTGGTTGCACGTTTGCACGATTCGGGCGTACCAGTTAAAAAAGTGGGTCAAGGCATGGCGGTGCTTAACAACCCAAGCAAATACATTGAAAAATTAATCTTAAACAAGCAAATTAAGCATGACGGCAATCCGTTTGTGGGTTGGCAATTAGGAAATTGCGAGTGCTACACGGACATAAACGGCAATATTAAAGTCCGCAAGAACGAAGCCGACAAAGCCGCCAAGGTTGATGGTATTATTTCAATGATTATTGCGGCGCATTGTTCATTGGATAATCCTTTCGTCAGCGATAGTTTTGGATTCCGTTCGTTTTGATGTAGGATTGCTAAAATTTAGGAGAAAAACATGGGTATTTTGGATGTTTTCAGCAGAAAAAAACCAACCCAAAACGAATCAAACGTCGTTTTAGGACAGTTACAACTTGGTAATCAGGTCGTTATTGGGCAAAATAATAAACAGCCCGCGCAACAATTACTGTATGTAACAACGTCCAGCACGACGACGGCGGGTCGTGTCCTAGATATGTCTGCGCTTACGCGCAACAGCACCGTGATGGGATGCGTAGGCGTTAAGGCACGCGCCTTGTCGCAATGCGGCATTTCCATCATGGCAAAGACAAAAGACGGCAAATTAGTTGACGCGTTGTTAGACCCTAGCATCGGCGCACGCGATAGAGCCAAAGCGCAACAAGTTTTAAGTTTATTGCAAAGCCCAAACGCATTTCAAAGTGCGTATGAGTTTTGGTATCAATGGATGATGTGGCAAGACCTTGCCGGTGAATGTTTTACGTTGTGGTGGCGCAAAGACCAAAAAGACCCCGTACAAACACCCGTCGAGATGTATAACCTTGACGCAACGTTGATTACTATTAAATTAACTGCTGGAAATTACCCGTCTTACGTGTTAAGTACGCCATCTTACGGGTTTAGCAAAGACCAACCGCTTGATGCTCACGAAGTAATGCACATTAAAGAAGCGGCATGGCAAGGTTCGTCAGGTTTTAACAAAGGCATTTTGGCAACTGAGTTGATTGCGCTTGACCAAGACATTGACATTTACGCCAACTTTATTATGCAAAACGGCGCAAAACCGACGGGCATTTTCTATACCGACCAAGTTATCCCTGACGCAAAATTCAAAGAAATTGCTTCGCGCATCAAAGAAACATGGAACGCCATGACGGGCAGTCGTGCAAGCGACCCAAGCAAAGCGGGTCAAGGTATGTTGCTCGACCAAGGCATGAAATACGACCCAATCAAAATGCTGACGTTGCAAGACGCGGATGCCGCTGAATTAAAACAACAAACGATGAAGCGCATTTGCGGTTTGTTTGGTGTGCCACCCGCAATGTTGGGTATTGCAGACCAAAAATATAATAATACGCAAACAATGCTGGACGAATTTTATAAAACGGTGATGTATCCAACCGTAATTAACGTCGAGCAAAAATTAAAACAGCATTTGTTTAAAGGCTATCCAAACCTTTGTGTGCGCTTTGACACCAAAGATTTTTTAAAGGGTGCGCCGCTTGACCAAATGAATTTTGTTACAGCGGGCGTAAAAGCGGGTATTATGACGCCCAACGAAGCACGCGAATACATGAATATGTCAAAGATTGACGGCGGCGACGAACTGGTGGCAACTGGCGCGTCACATGAGCCAATCAAAGGCACTTCACCACAAGATACGGGCGGCGGTGGCGGTAATCAGAAAAGCAAGATAAACATCGGTTCAACCTGATGAACAATTTAAAAAAATTGCTTGTAATAATGACTTCACAAATAAAGTCATCTGATGTTACACTCGCCACGGTAGCGAAACCCCACAAGATAACAGACGACAATCAATCTATTCACAACGGGGTGATTAATGAAAAACTTGAATCTGATTTGCGAAGCCAAAGTCAGCCTAACGCCAAGCGCAAACGAGGCCGCCCAGCCAAGCGGGTTAATTGAAGCCGTATGCACCACATGGGGTGCGCGTGAAGGCGCAGATGGTCGCCGATTTAATTATCAGCCTGAAGGCTTCATGGATTGGGCAAATGAATTTAATGAAAGCGGCAAACCTTTGCCGATGTTCTTAAATCACAATGACCTTGGTATGCCAATGGGCGAGTGGAACTCGTTTGAGTTTGACGACACCGGCATGACGGCAAAAGGTCGTTTGTACACAAACACCGTGGGCGGTAACGACCTGTACCAAATTCTGAAAGAATCTCCCAAAATGTTTGGTGGCGTTTCTGTCGGTGCGTATGCAGAAGAAGCGCAAATGGTGGATGCCGATGGCAACCCCGTGGAAGATGACGACACAGACGAAGCGTATTTCCAAATCACAAAAGGTGGTTTGCGCGAAGTGTCCGTCGTAATGTATCCAAACAATCCCAATGCGGAAATTAACAAATTAGAGATGTTCAGCACCGAAGGCGTGTTGAATATCCGTTCAGTCGAAAAGACTCTGCGTGAGGCGGGTCTAACTCGGAAGGATGCGACCACCGCATCTTTGGTATTCAAGAATGCTTTGGAACAGCGTGAGGCAGTTAAAAAGCCACTTGAATCTCTACCAAATCAGGGTGAGCCTGAAGCGGTGGTAAACGAAGCCGACGCATTGCTTGCCGCTTTTGAAGCGCGTGAGTTGGTGAAGGCACTTGAAAAACGTATCTAAAGGAAATTATTATGTCTATGGATAAAGTATTGGAAAAAGTTGACGCGATTGCCGTGTCTAACGAATCCAAAATCGAAGCGGTTAAAGCCGAAGTTGCAACCACTGTGGAATCCGCAAAAGCCGAGTTGACTGAAAAGTTTGCCGCTTTGGAAGCCAAAGTGTCTGCTATTCAAATCCCTGAATTCATCCGCACACCACACAAAACAGTTCGCGGTGACGTGAATCGTCGCGTACGTGAGCAATTGGCTACCTTTGCTAAAGGTAACGCACGTGTTCACACAGAATTGAAAATGTGGGAATCTGATGAGCAATATCAGGCGTATCTGAAAGAAGCGTCAACATTGACGGGTTCAGGTGCTGGCATTGGTGGTCGTACTGCTTATGACCCCGTGTTCCACAAACTGCGTTTGCTTAACCCAATGCGCGGCGTGTCACGTAATGTTTCTACTGATGGTTCATCCTACCAGTTCAGAGCAAAAACCGGCAACGCGGGCGCGGCTTGGGGATATACAATCCAAAACAACGGTGCGGCTACAACTGAAGCCACATCTATTTGGCAATTGAATATGCAAGACATCAACGTTCAATTCCCAATCCGTACTGCGGCTTTGGATGACATTGATGGTTTAGAGGCCAACGTCGTGGACGACATGCTCCAAGAATTTTCGGAGCAAGAAGGCCTCTCGATGATTTTGAACAATGACCAAGCCGGTTCCACCACCACAGCATACGGTGCGACGAATGGTTTGCGAGGTTTAAATCAGTACGGCGGCAATAACGCATCGTACACAGGCGGTACTATCAGTACAGCATCGTATGGTACAAGCGGCACTGCTTCCACAAATGGTTTGCATAACATTGCAACATACGACCAGACCACAACCAATGGTTTTGCTTCTGCAAACAACGTGCAATATATTGACTTGATTCAATTTATTCACTCTTTGCCACAGCAATATTGGTCAACTGGCAACTGTTTCATCATCAATCCTTTGATGCTTGCTGGCATCCGCGGTTTGGTTGATGACAACGGCACGCCTGTGTTTGAACGTATGTCACCATTGGTGTACGACGGTATCGTTGGTAAGTTGTTGGGCTTTGACGTTGTTGTTAACACGTACTTGAACAGTCCTACAGCGGCTGGCGCATCTGCGGGCACTACATCACTGTACCCAATGTATTTCGGCGACTTCAATCGCGGTCATACAATCGTAGACAGGTTGAACATGGTTCTGCGTCGCTACGAACAAACGGCTCCCGGATTTATTACATTTTTCGGAGAGAAAAGATTGGCAACCAGCGTGGTCGATCCTTTCAGTATCATTCGCTATCGTTCGACAGCAACTGGTGCTTAATAAAGACGGGGGGCTTCGGCTCCCCTCTTTTAATTAATTAAGGAATTATCAAAATGAGTGCAAACCAAAAAATTTTAGACGGCATTAAAAAAGCCATTAACGAGGGCGGCAAAGTAACTATCGACCTACGTGAAGCCTCGTCAATCACTGACTCGGGTCTTGATATTGGCGGTCGCACATATTTTGATGATGCTTTTGCGGCATTGCGTTATACAAATCCATTCCGTATGGGTTCACGCAACATTAAAACGCCAAACAGTTCTGCAATCCAGTTTGTTGCCAAAACAGGTAACGCAACTGGCGCAAACCCATGGAATCCCAACGCAACGCCTAACACGGGTTCACCAGACACCGCTACGTCGTTTTGGGTAATGCCCACGCGCATTATTAACGCGCAGTTGCCAATTCGTATCGCCGCTATGGATGATATTAACGGATTGGAAAACACAGTTTTGACAGACCTTGCTTTGGAATTTAGCCAACAAGAAGCCGCGTCAATGGGAACGAACAACGACCAATCAGGTTCAACAACAACGACGACAGGCGCAACGTATGGTCTGCGCGGTTTAAGCACGTATTTAAGCAGTTCAACTGCGGCATACGGCACAAGCGGAACGGCTATTACCAATGGTATTCACACATTGGCAACGGTTTCCCTTGGTGGCGTTACACCAACGTATAACAAGATTGTGGACATTGCTAACGCGTTGCCCGCACAATATTGGTCTATGCCTACAACTGCATGGCACATGACACCGACAATGATTCAAACCTTGCGTCAATTGAAGGACACGGCAGGATTGCCATTGTTCTTGGAATTGGGCGAAGCGGGTGAAAGCGGCGCGGTGGGTTCAATCTTTGGATGGCCTGTTATTCCAAATTCATTCTTAAATGCAACATTCCCCATTTATTTGGCAAACTGGGATAGATTCTTGACGATTGCTGACGTGGAAGAATTTGACGTGCAAGTGTATGAACAGACGGCTCCCGGATTTGTGACGCTGTACGCTGAGAAACGTGTTGCTAGTACCGTCCGAGACCCGTTTGCCGGTGTACGCGCAAGCGCGGCGTAAGGAGTAAAAAATGGCAGTTGAGAATCAAACACTCGCGCCTTTTTATTCTAGTCAAAGGAATCCGTACAACTATTCCAAGATGGAACAGGTTGACCGCGATGTGGTCACGCCTTGGTTGACGCTGGAAGAAATTACGCAACAGTTAAATCTGTTTGACGACGAAAGCCAAGATTCTTATCTGAAATCTCTGGAACTTGCTACGCGCATGGCGATTGAAGATTATTTGGGCATGGCAATTTATCCAACAACGTGGAAAATATATTACCCAAATTTTGGGCTGTATAACACCGCGGTGTTTCTTGATTTGCCCGAAGTGGCGGTAACGGCTTACAACTCGGTTGGCGTAACGATTGACTCGGTTGAATTTTATTCCACGTCCAATACTGTGCCCGTGTTAATTGCGTCTTCTACGTATTCGTACGACCCAACGGGTAACCGAATTATTTTGAATACGATTCCAAACACGTTAAATCAAAACGTGGCAAACCCAATTATGGTGACGTACACACAGAACTCAGCGTTCTTGGCAACGTACCCCGTGATTAAACAAGCCGCGCTGTTGTTGTTGACGCATTTGTATAACAACCGTTCCAATTCAACAGATGGGCGTTTAACAGACATTCCATTTGGCGTGTCAGCATTGCTTCGTCCGTATAAACCCTTGGTGATGTGACATGGCAATTGCTCGGTTTGAAAACATCCGCGTAAACCAATTGACCTTTGGTGCAAGTTCCTTTGGAGAACAATCCACGACTATTACAAAGTGGTTTGACACAAGGGCGCGGGTTCATTCTGTTTCAAACCATGTTCGCATATCAGATAAATACCGCGTGTATTCTGACATTGTGGAATTTACGTTAAATTACACGCCCAACACTCGCACGATTGTGGACAGTCAAAATTTGTATTCCATTAATTGGAAAAATTTTGATTGGCGCATTGACAGCGTTCGTGAATCGGATGACCGAATGACAGTTAAATTGTTATGCGTACGCAATGACCCTGTGGTGGCTGTATGACAGCACAAACCAACGTCGTCAATTATGGAAAGTCAATCCAATACCAATTGGCAGGGATTGTCACGCCTGTGCCCGTATATGCCGCGTTTAACCGCAATTTTGCGACCCAGCCCAAGTTTATTACATGGATGCTGAGAAACGTTCACCAAGACGTTTATACGGGCAAATTCCAATCGGTTAAAGGCATAGACCGCCCCGTATTCCAGATTAGTATTTTTACGCAAGTGATTGAAGATGGTTTCACAATTTCAAATCAGATACTACAATCGCTTCACGGTTATAGCGGTATGTTAGGAAACCCTGCTGATGGTGGTTTCTATATCGCCAAAGCGGATTGCCAGTGGCTGTACAACAGTTACGACAATGAAAATAAATTGGCGCAAGTTTTTATTGATTGCACAATAGATATTCCAACATAAGACACGAACATTCAACTCTTTAAAGGAAACTCAAAATGGCTTTACCAACCAAAATTTTGCCCGGATTTAGTGCAACGTTATACGCACAACCGACCGCAACACCAACCGCTTTGACGACTGCGGCATTGTCAACTTATGCTACCGTTTCTGCTTTGGCAGTTGTCGGTAACTTAGTGCCGGTGGAAGCAATCCCCGCATTTGGTCAAGATGACGCGGTGGCTTCTTTCGGCGTTGCTGGTTCACGTCAATCGGATAAAATCCCTGTGCAATCCGCACCAACAAGCATGAGCATTACTGCGGCTTGGAATCCATCTGACACCGTGTTGCTGTTGCTTCGCGCCGATGCGTACAACGGCACAATTGACCGCACGTTTGTTATCTCCGCAACAGACGGCACAGGCATCGTGAACTATGCGTTTAACGGTCGCGTTAGCCAATGGACTATTGACTCGGCTCCCGGAGCCGAAGCCAAGGTTACGTTCACCATTCACCCACGTGGCAATCAATACGGCTGGTCTGCCAGCGTCTGATATGTCAGTTGATGACGCAGTTAAATTATTGACAACAACATACTTGCCTCTTGACCAAGCGGTCAGGGGCATGGAGTTGAACCCTCAAGACGTGGCATCTGCTTTGGCAAGTGCTACGGCAGGGTCAGAACAAGAAACCGCATTACAGTTTCTGTCCGCATATTTCCCGTATGCGCCAACAAAGAAAACAAAAGAGTAAGATATGACAACGACAATAAAAGACAGTAACGACTTGTTGAGTTTCCTAGTAAGCCAAGCCAGTGAACGCAAAGACTGGTTTGGCTTTGCTCAACAACGCATGACGGCGGTCAATCTTGTGCATCAAATAGCGCAATATCATGCGGATAAAATGACGCCCGAAGAAGTTGTTAATTACGCAATCGCAATCAATCATCTAATATTTCATAAAATAATCAAGGCGGGATAATTATGAAAGCGTCTTTCAAAATTGAAGGTTTGAAAGAAGTTTTAGCCGCTTTTGAAGATTTGGCAGATGAAATTGGCGACAGAAAAGCAACGGGCAAGATTCTTGTTCCCGCTGTACGCGAAGCAATGCAACCCGTATTAAGCCAAGCCATTGCACGCGCACCGGTCGATTCAGGCGGTTTGCGCTTGTCCTTGCAAGTTGAAGCACGACGCCCAACCAAACGCGACAGACGTTCAAAATATATTACGCAAACAGACACCGTAATTGGTGCTGTAACAACCGCGTCTGGAAAAAAACTGGCACAAATGAGTCAAGGCAAAGGTTTGGCAAACGCACGTAAACGTTTGGCAGGCATGGACAGCGATGCGCACGTGGGTGCATTTCGTGCAAACAAATTTCAAGGCGTTACAAGCGACGCACGCGCAATAGCGCAAGAATTCGGTACAGCAAACCATGGCGCACAACCATTTTTGCGTACTGCAATGGAATCCCAAGCCCCTGAAACCGCTAAAAGGCTTGGCGACATTATCGGTAGGCGGATAAATCAATACAAGGCAAAATACAAATGAGTAAATTTTCCAATGCGTTTGGCGACAAATATCAAGCCAACAGAAAAAACCTTTTAATTCGTTCCTTTGAATTGGGCGGTCATACATTTAAAGTCAGAATTCCATTGGTTGCAGAATCAGAAGCAATTTACAAAAAAGTATCTGACCCTGATGACGAAACTATAGAAAAAATTTACGTACAAATTACCGCGCCTTTAAGACAGTTTGAGGCAACTCAGGCTGAGAATTTTCAATTCACCGATAACGACATCTTGGTTGAGGGTCGTTCCATGCGTGAGGCGGCAAAAAACAAATCTATTACAGAGGCTCGAATTACCGAATTTTTTAAATTGCTTGTACCCGAACTTGAAGGTGCAAGCCTTGACGATTTAACCTATGACGATATTGAGCAAGAGTTTCCAATATCAGTACAGATGCAGATAGTGGAAAAAATTGGCGAAGTGATTAGCCCAAGTTATAGGGAAGCGCGGGGAAACTAATACGCTCGTTAAAAAGCCAGTGTCAAGCGGCAATGATTTTTAACGGGCATACCTTAGACACAATACAAGACATTGATGATGTAACCATGGCGCACATACAGACAATGTATGCCGATGGCTTGGTTGGAAATTATGGCGTGCTAACGCAAATAGCGACCCTGACAAACGGGGTGTTTAACTATATGCGACCTGCAAATTCACCGCCTTATAAACTAGCCAACGTCCTCGGGAGTGCGTATGATTACATCTATCCACCGTTGCCTGAAAGCAGTAAACAAGCGGCTGTTAACGATAGCCTTTTAATGTTTATGACACAGGCGCAGGGGTTTGATAAAAAATTGTTTGAGGTAAAACATGGCTAATATGATTGCCCGCCTTGGCGTTGTTCTAGGTTTAGATTCTGCGGAGTTTAGCCGTGGGTTAGATTCGGCTGGCAAAAAACTTGAACAGTTTAGCCAAGCCGCAGAAAAGTATGGAAAGATTGCCGCAGTTGGTATGGTTGCGGCAGGCATTGCGGCAGTTAGATACGCTGATGAACTCTTTGATGTTGCCGAAGCCAATGAAGTGGCAATTGGTACAGTTTTAAAGTTATCAAATGCTTTGCAAGATTCAGGCGGCAAAGCCGACAACGCGGGCAAGATGCTATCAGCGTTTGCAAAGTTTATTGATGAAGCCGCAGGGGGTTCTGAGAAGGCGCAAAAAACTGCTAAAGAATTAGGCATTAGTTTACAGGACTTGGGGAAACTTTCCCAAGAAGAATTGCTAAACAAATTGGTTGCCAACTTAGCCAAAGTTGAAGACCCAATCACGCGAAACGCCAAGGCAATGGAAATATTTTCCAAAGCCGCCAAGGGTGTTGATATGGTTGGTTTTGCCGACAAGATAGCGCAAGCCAATCCATTGATTGAAGAACAAGAAAAAGCAATCAAAGCCGCGGCAGATGTAATGGAATTTTTTGAGAAAACTTCCCGCGATGTCATGTTGGTATTGGCTACAGAATTAGGACCAATCCTAAAGTCAACAGTTGATTACATGAAAACAATGAGTGACTATGGCGTGTCACTTGGTAGTATTTTTAAAGTTGTATTTCAAACGGTTGCGGTTCTTGGTGCTAATGTTGCGTTTGTGTTTAAAGGTATTGCGGATGAAATTCAACATACCTATAACAATGCGGTTACTTTAGTTACTAAAGGCGTTGATGCGGCTATTGCGGCAAATAAAAAATACGATGCGTACAGAGCATCACAACGGCAAAACTTAGATTTTTTTGAATCGCAAGTAATGGGTACGAGTTACGGGCGTAGTGGTGTTGATGAACGTCGGACAGATAACAAAAAAACTGTTGTTGTTGGTCGCCCTGTAACTGATGCCGAAGACAAAGAACGACAAAGAAAAGCAGAAGCGGCTGAAAAAGAACGTTTGCGATTAGCAGAAAAAGCGGAACGTGAAAGATTGCGGGCGTTAGAAAAATACTTTAATGAATTACAACGGCTTGACAAAATTTTATTGGACATTGCTGGCAAAGAAAATAGCGCATTTACAGACTCGTTAAAACGTATTGAAAATGAAGAACATTCTTTACGAGTAAAAAACGGTGTATTTCAAATTGAACAACAGATGCAAGGTATGCGTTCTGAGGAAATACAGTTGTCAAAGGATTTGTATTTGCTAGAACAAAACAGATTAGAAAATATTAAAGAGATTCAATACAACAATACTTTGGAAAAAGAGGCAAAGGATTATCTTATTGACCAGCAAAATGCGCTTACAGAGGCAACCATAAGGTACACGCAAGCGCAGTACAACGCAGGATTAGCACAGCGCAAAGGAACTTTTGAAGAAGGTTTTACCAATTCTATGAAATCTTTTTTGCGTGATTTGCCTACAGATTTGGAGGTAGGCGCAAAAGCGTTTGAATCGGTAATGGGTAACATGGAATCTGCTATTGATAGATTTGTTAAAACCGGAAAAATTGGTTTTAAAGATTTAGCAAAAAGCATTATTCAAGACATGATTGCCATGCAAATGAAAGCGGCGGCTTCTAATTTTCTAAGTTCGATGTTTGGTGCAATGTTTGGTATGCGTGCAAACCCGTATCAGCCTGCGGCAATGACGGGCGTTCCCGGATATGCTGATGGTGGTTCTCCTGCGGTGGGACAAGCAAGCATTGTTGGTGAACGTGGACCCGAATTGTTTGTGCCAAGAACGGCTGGAAGCATAATTCCCAATCACGCATTGGCGGGCATGGGTGGCACTACGATGGTAACAAACAATTACATTAACGCCATAGATACCAAATCGTTTGAGGAACGCTTGTACGGCAGTTCTAACGCGATATGGGCGGCAAATCAGTACGCTAACAAATCGTTGGCGGTGAACAGGGGTCGGGCATGAGTTTCCAAACCATTTTTGATATACAGCAATCCATGACGGTTAACAATCGTCGCATGGTCGGACAACAAGTCGCACGTAGCGGTTACATTACCGTGGCGCAATATTTAACTGCTGTGCCATGGGTGTTTACGATTCAACCCCATGCATACCTTTATTACCCGCAAGTGCGCGATGTAATACAAAGCATTGATAACAAAGACAGACAATTGCCAGAACAAATCAGTTTTGCAAGTACAAATTTGCAATGGTTTGTAAAGATGCGCGGAACTGCTACGGCGGCAACATTAAACGGCGCACCCGCGGCTAATACGCAAACGCTTGCGTTAACGTCTAACGGCACGTTTAAAGCGGGCGATTTTATTATGGTGGGCGGTTATGTTTACAAAATAACTGCTGACAGCGCGGGTTCATCCGTAGGGATTCATCGACCATTGATTGGCACGCCATCATCGGGTACAACTGTGTTTTTGGGAACTGCTTGTACGTTTAACGTCGTGGCAGAAGAATGCCCAACGTACACGTTAAATCCAATGACGGACGGCGCGTTTGTTCAATGGGATTCGCCATTTGTTTTTAGAGAATACATCGTATGACAACAATCAACGCGGTAACGGGCACACAAATAAACCATGCGGAATTTGTAAAACTTACTGTTGGTATTGCGGGAACGGTTTACACATTTTGCAACGCCGCCGCACCCATCACGGTTGGTGGTAACACGTTTACAAACCTTGGTGCATTGTTAAACGTAGGCGACGTTCAACGCGATATTAAGGCAACGTCTGACGACATGACAATAGCGTTGACTGGCATTGATTCTGCAAACGTAGCATTGATTCTAAGTAGCGACATTAAAGGTTCATTGGTTGAAGTATGGCGCGGGTTCTTTGATTCAAACAACCAAATTATTACTACGCCTACGACGCAATTTTTTAAACGCTATCAAGGCATTATTAACAGCGTTTCAATCACAGAAGATTTCAACACCGAAGCGCGAACACGCATTGCAACTTGTTCCATTTCATGTTCATCAATGCGCCGTATATTGGAAAACCGATTGTCGGGCGTTAAGACCAATCAAAACAATTGGCAATTTATTTACGCGGGTGACACGTCAATGAATCGTGTAAGCGAAATATCCAATACGTTTTTTGATTTTGGTTCACCACCAAAAACACAAACACAAGCAAGTGAAACTACAGTAACAGATAATTCAGCAGGTGATGCAAGCCCATGATAAGACCGGCATCAAAATACGACATTCCAAGATTGCTTGAAATTGTGGAGGCTTATGCTTATGAAAACCCTATTAAAAAACTTGGTGATTCTTGTAACCACTTTCCTCGGTATGTTGAGCAACTTTTGTTCGAAATTATTAGTGGTCGTGGTTTCATTTTCATTGATTCCAATTTACGCGGTGCGATTGTTGCTTACAAAAGTTCGAACATTTGGTCGCCGAAAGTAAAAGAATTAAACGAATTGCTTTGGTGGGTAGAACCCGAACATCGCAATGGAACAGTTGGCGGCAGATTATGGAAAGCGTTTGATGAACGCGCACAGGCTATGTTAAAAGCGGGTGATGTTGATTTTGTTTGCACATCAATCTCGGCAAATGGTCCTTGGATTGATTACACGCGCAGGGGTTATAAATCCCTTGGCGCAACTTTTGTTAGGGAATAAAAATGGTTGGCTCATTAGTTGCGGCATCAGTATTCGGTTTAACTGCGGGAACAGTTGCTTATGCGGCGGCTGTGTTTGCGGTTAACTTTGCGTTATCGTCAATTGTTACGCGTATGTTTGGCGACAACCCTGAAACGCAACAAGACATGGGTGTACGTCAACAAGTGCCACCAAGCGCGGTTAACGCAATTCCTATTGTGTACGGTAACGCTTATATGGGCGGCACGTTTGTCGATGCTGTATTGACGACAGACCAGAAGACAATGTATTACGTCATTGCAGTTTCGTGCATTAGTTCAAACGGGCAATTTACGTTTGACAGAACGGATATGTATTATGGCGACAGAAAAATAACGTTTGATGGAACAGATTTAACCAAAGTGGTTAGCCTTACCGATGAAGCGGGCAACGTTGACACAAAGATTAGTGGCAATCTATACATTAATCTTTACACATCAACAGCGGGCGGCACGATTACTTCTGCTAACGGCGCATCTGCACCTAGTAGCGTTATGGGCGGGGCTGACATTGCAAGCGCACAGCGTTGGACAGGCACGCGTCAAATGAATGGTTTGGGTTTTGCGATTGTCAAATTGATATACAACCGCGATGCTGACACGACGCAATTGTCGCCAATTACATTTAAAGTAGCCCATACATTAAATGGCACAGGCGTAGCCAAAGCGGGAGACGTTTGGTATGACTACATTACAAATAACGTTTATGGTGGTGCGGTTGGTTCATCGTTTGTTAACAGTTTAAGCGCAACAGCGTTAAACGTTTACGGCGACCAAACCATTACGTTTACAAATTCAAGCGGTTCACCATCTACACAAGCGCGTTACCGCATTAATGGCGTATTGGATGCTGGGCAATCCGTTTTATCCAACATTGACCGCATTATGTCAGCGTGTGATTCGTGGATGACGTATAACGCCGCGTTGGGTCAATGGTCGGTTGTAATTAACAAATCCGAATCTGCCGCGTATGCGTTTAACGACAACAACATCATTGGCGAAATCCGCGTTAGTGCAACCGACATTACATCGTCAATTAATCAAGTTGAAGCACGTTTTCCATTTAAAGAAAACCGAGACCAAGCCGCTTTTGTCAACATTGAAACACCCAGCGGTTTGTTATACCCCAATGAACCAGTCAATAAATATTCTGTTACTTACGATTTGGTTAATGATTCTGTCCAAGCGCATTACCTTGCCAATCGTTTGCTTGAGCAAGCGCGAGAAGATTTAATTGTTTCAATTAGCACAACGTATTACGGCATTCAAGTGGACGCGGGCGATGTTGTCAGCATAACTAATTCTGATTACGGATGGTCTGCTAAATTGTTCCGCGTCATGAAAGTAAACGAAGCATCGCTACCCGATGGTGGTTTGGGTGCGCGTTTGGAACTTAGCGAATATAACGCGCAAGTTTACGATGACCAAGACATTACGCAATTTACGCCTGTACCAAACAGCAATTTGGCATCGCCTGTTTATTTTTCTGCATTGACAGCACCAACAATCACCGCATCACGTCCGTCCGATGCTGTGCCTAGTTTTGACGTCCAAGTGTCAATCCCTGCAACTGGTCGCGTAACGTTTGGTACTTTGTTTTACACAACAAACCCCGCCGATGCGTTATCTTACAAAGTTTTAAATACTGCGGTATCGCCTAACAATATTCCTGTTGCAAACGGCACAACGTACACATTTACAAATCAGGTTTTGCCGGCAGGGACTTATTACTTTACTTATACAGTTTCCAATGAAATTGCATCATCGCAAAAAAGTTCAAACAGTTCTGCATTTGTTTGGGCACCTACGGGAGCAACAGGACCCGCTGGAACAAACGGATTAACCGCATTGACGGCTTACAGGGTACAAAGCCAATCAAGTGCTACACCCACGTTTACGACGCCCACAAGCGGTGCAACAGCACCTAGCGGATGGTCATTGACTGCACCAGCCGTCGCGGTTGGGCAAGTGATGTGGTACATACAAGGTCGATATAACAGCAACGCTGTGACCATCGATGGCGTAGCGGCTGGAACAACGGCGTGGACAGGACCTGTGGCGGCAAGCATCTTCCAAGACATTCGTTCTGACAACTGGAATGGTTCTAACCCGCCTACTTACGGTTCTACAGGAACTTACGGTACAACAGGTTACTACATTCAGCAATCAACTGGTGATGCCTACTTTAATCGCGGCATCTTCAGGGGTACGGTTGAATCTGCCGTATCAGGTAGCCGTATTATTTTGGGCGAATCATCTTCAGAATATTTAAAGGTTTACGATTCTGTTGGAACTACAGTTTTCCGCGTTGCGGGTGTTGCGGGTTTGTACACCAACGTACAAATTGCGGGTGCAAGTAACACGTTAGGTTTGGGTGCGCTATCCGTTACCAATGCTTCAGGATATGGCGGTAACGCGTTTAACTGTACAAACAATGGTACAGGTCACGGCATAACATCAATAGCAAATAGTACGGGTTCAACAAGAAATTCTGTACTTGCAATTGGTTACGGAACAAGCACAAACGGTGCGGCTTTATATGCGGCAAATTTAGGAAACTACGGCATTTATTGTTCAGGTCAGTTTGGCATTGACAACAGCACGTTAGTTACAAACTTGAACGCTAACTATTTGCAAGGCTATACCGCAAGCAACTTTATGCTTACGGGCAGTACCGCAAGCGATTCAAATGCTTTGGGTGGTGTAACAGCATCATCATGGACTAGAATTTTTGCTACCAATTCAGGCACGGCAAACGCGGCGGGTTCGGGCATTAACTTGCTTGGTAGTACATCTACTGGCATTGCGGGTGCGTATGTTGGAACAAGCGGTACAAGCAACATTGTTACGTTTACAGTTCAAACAACAAGCCCATCGGATGTTCGCCTAAAAGAAGAAATTGCCGATAGCGATTTGGGATTGGCTTTTGTTAATCAATTGCGCCCCGTATCATACAAATTAAAAGCCGACCCCAAACATCAAAAAGGTTACGGGTTTATTGCTGACGAAGTTGAACAAGTTATTGGCTTGGATTCATCACTGGTTTACCATGAACCCGATTGGAAAGTTGGCGATGAGACTGGATTTAAAACAATTCACTATCCATCATACATTGCGGTTTTAACTAAGGCGATTCAAGAATTGACCGCCAAAGTGGAAGCATTAGAAGCACAATTGAAAGGTTAAATATGCCAAGAGAAGTTAACATTCCCGCCGAAACAATCTTTGAAGATATTAGAACTATTGAAGAAGTACCCAACCAAACTGTTAGCGTTGTTGTTGGGCAAACGGATTCAACGGGCGAATTTATTGTTCCGCAACAATATAGAACGTACATAATTGAAGGCGATAATTACACGGAATTGAATGGCCCGCCTACGCCCGCGTTCCCCGACAAACCTGATGGCACTTATCGCAATCAAGATTTATGGTATTTCATTGATTTATTAAAGCAATCTTGATAAGATAACGACACTACAAGACATCACCGCCCGCGAGTACGCGGATGTTTTACCTATGTATAGGGAACGCTAAGATGGCATTATTTTCTAAAAATGTAATCACACAAGTAAGTGGTTTTGACAACCCCTTGATTACTGGTGAACTTGTTTATAACCAACGCACCTATTGGAATCTGCAAATGACATCCGATGGCGTTCCTGTTAATTTAACGGGTACAACCATTGCGGCAAGCATTGTTCGCCGTACAGTTTCTAATCTAATTGATACGCGCAATGGTTTATCTTTTGATGTAGCAAACTACACGCCCCCTCCCGCGGCAATCAATTTAACGATTAGCAATATAGTTAATGCTAATGGTTCGTTTACCTTAGTGATTGATGATTCCGCTTGGAGTTTAATTACAAGTGACCCCGAATTGAATATTGATGCGGTTGACCCTGCTTGTTTTACGGGTCGCATCAAAATTAGTTTCCCTGCCAACTCGCCAACGCCCGCCCAAGATAACATTATCTTTTTAATGTTCTTGGTTCGTTCGGATGGTGTTGTTGTTATCTAAAGGGAAATCATGTCAAACATTAAAGTTACCGTTCAAGACGCAAACAATCTATTGTTGGAAGTTACGCCCGTACCTATTCAGCAAATTGCGATTGACAGGGGCGTAGCGGGTCGCGGCGTTACGGATGTTACTGCGGTTGAAATTGATAATTCTTTGTACCTTGTTTTTACCTTTAGCGATGGCACTACGGAAACCGTTGGCCCTGTAGGTACTATTCAATACATTGGGCAAGCCCCAATTGTTGTTACTGGTTCAACAATTAGTTTAAGCACCGTACCCGTTAATTTAGGCGGCACGGGCGCAACTACTGCAAGTGGTGCGCGTACCAATTTAGGTTTGGGAACTATTGCTACGCAAAATGCAAGTAGCGTTGCTATCACAGGCGGCACTATTACAGGAATTACTGACCTTGCCGTAGCCGATGGTGGTACTGGTGCTAGTAATGCCGCTGATGCACGAACTAATTTGGGTTTGGGTACGATTTCTACTCAAAACGCATCAAGCGTTTCTATTACTGGCGGCACAATTACTGGCATCACCGACCTTGCCGTTGCTGATGGTGGAACAGGCGCAAGCACCGCGGCGGGTGCAATGGTTAATCTATTGCCATCCTATACAGGCAACGCAAACAAACGCCTTGGTTTAGATGGAACTGCTACGGGTTTGGAATGGGTAACTGATGGTGGCGGTACGGTCACATCGGTTGACGCATCGGGCGGTACAACTGGTTTGACATTCACGGGTGGGCCAATCACCACTAGCGGCACATTGACGTTGGGCGGTACATTAGATTTAGACAACGGCGG